GGCCTCATCGTAGAGGTATAGGTTTTCATTGTAATAATCACGAACGACGTTAGCGAAGCTAATAACGTTGTCTGAGGCGACGATGCGACCATTTGAAGCTGGCAGGTTTGGTCCGGTCACTCCTTGCCAACACAAACCATAAAAAGCGACTCCAATTTGGAGTTTTCCTGGTGGTACGTCTTTTGCGAGATAAGCTTTGACCGACGATGATATTGAGGTGGGGGTATTCGCTTTTTCACCCGTCAAAGCTGACGTGTGCCATGAATACCATCCACCCCATGGCCCAGTCATATGGTAAGACATAATTGAGATTCTGTCTACAATTGAAGCGAGATTTGTATAAAATTCGCCGTCTAAATTTTGAGCAAAGTTATTGTTAACCCAAGGGATAGGAACAGTTAAAAGGATGTTTGGATCTCGTCTTTTTAATTCCCTTGCCAATTTTAAAAGCAACGGTTTATCTTCTTGGTTAATTGGTTCCCAGTCCAAATCCAAGCCGTCATAATTTAGCCAATTTTTAATGCGCAAAAGCTCAGAAACAAATCGTTCAAAATTATTCGCTGTCGCGCCATAGAAACCGCTGTGTGCTCCGTCGCCACCAACCATTAGCAAAGCTTTTCTCCCTGCTGTATGGGCTCTCGCCTCTAAAGCTCTGGCCATAGCTGGACCATCTCGGTCGTTAATGTCAAAGTTTGTTGTGATATTGCCGTCCGGTCTCGGTACTATTCTCCCCACCGTTAAATGAGTAATGCGAGAGAAATCAACCGCCTCTACGGGATAAATGCCACGTTGATAGCCTACATAATACGCTTGAATCCATTTATCAGTTGGATCAGGATTTGGGTTTGGATCTGGGGTTGGATCTGGGTTTGGTGTTGGAACATCAGGGCATTCATCGATCGCTTGAATAATGACCTTGTCGTTTTCATGCGTAATTTCAAGTTTTGCGCCTGCAAGAATTAACGCCAGAATTGGCAAAAGATACCTGAACATATTACCTCCAAAATGTGTATTGAAAGTAATAAAATAGCCCCTAACCAGTTAAGGGGCAAGATGATTGAAATTTATTAGGAAGCTTCTGGTTGGTTTTTATCAACGCTTTTTAAAGCTGATGTATGTCATACATTGGCGCGTCAAAATAGTCAAGCTTATATATTAATCATATTTATATAACCTGACTTTACCGCACATATAACAGCGATGAATGGCGTATTTCTTCCCCAAAATCATTTCCGTCTTAACCCAAGCGTAGTAATGCTTACACCATATCCGGGAAATCAATGCTTTAATTATATTAAACATTTAGTTGACCTCTATTTGAATTATACTGTATGACATACACCATTGAAAATACTTATGCAAAGGGAAAATACTTATGAAGTTGGTGAACGACCGCAGATTGGTTTTATCGGTAAGATTAAGTGAAAATGAAATGAAAATGCTTAAAAAACGGGCCGGAGCTAATAGTGTAAGCGACTATGTGCGTGTGTTATTGAATCTCCCTGAACCCAAAAAAGTCCCTGGAAAATTTGGTCGCCGAGGGGGGAAGTGATGAATGAGACACGATGGAGGTTGGATAAAAATGCATAGGAAATTTTGTAGAATGCAAAAAGATACTAGGGAAAATAACGAATTCTACGGCGACAGCGGGATGCAAAGCCTTTTTATCTTTCTGGTTTTAAACGCGGCACACAAGCCATGTCAAACTGTACTAAAGAATATTGGTAAGCCATTAGAAAAAGGGGAGATTTTGACCTCTTACCCCGAACTTATGGCATGGTCCGGATTGTCCCGAAAACAGGTCACGTCAAGGGTACAAAAGATGGCAAAAGAAGGGACAGTCGAGGTCAAAAGCAAGGCAAAAAGAGGACTGCTAATAAGTATTTGTAATTACAGCAGTTATCAGGCTACTGGCGACGACGAGGTAAAGTTCGAGGGCAACGTTAGGGAAACAGGAGGGAAAGAGTTTGGACAAGAGGAGGGGATACATAGTGAAGAAGTAAAAGAAAATAAAAAAATTAAAAATAAAAAAAGAAAAACTGAAATCCCTAACTACGCCGAAAGTGCATATGCCAAAATCTACACTCACATTTTGTCGGTCCCGTCGTGGAAAAAAATTTTCGACCTGAAACGAGACGAAAAATATTTCGACGAAATCCAAACGCGATACAACCTGTCGCTGGACGAAATCGAGGAGCTCGCATTCAAATTCAAAACCTGGGCGAGTTCTCGCGAGATCAAAAGTCCTCGCGGCACGTTCACGACTTTTGCCGCGAAAGCATCCGAAAAAAAGATTGCAATTCCCACAGAAACACGCAAATATACGGACAATTCACACCTCTCTGAGGAAAATTTTTATGACTGAATTCACGACTGAGCAAATGTTGATAGGCATCGCCATCAATTCTGGGGAAAGCCTTAAAAAGCAACTCGAAATCGGTATTGACGCTTCACATTTTTCGCAAAAATACACTCGCCTTTTCCAGGCCATGCAAAATTTAATCGAGACGCAGGGCTATTACGACGTAGCTCTGTTGGCGCAAATATTCCCAGATCATATTAATGAACTCGTTGAGTTTTCCGAAAAAGGTGCGACTGCTGTCAATGCAGAATACTATGCGAAGGAGTTTTTGATTCAGAAGACGTGCCTAAACGCCCTTAACACCGCCTCTGGCATCGTTAAAAAGATTTTGAATAGGAAACCATTCGACGAAATTGACGACATTGTAGTCGATTCTAAGGCTCTTTCTGAGCATTTTTTAAATTCAACAGTTATGCAAGAATACTATGGGGAAACGTCAAACGAAATTTTGCAAGAGCTAACAACCGACATTGATGAATCACAAACAGGTCGTGAAAATGCTTTTCAAACTGGTTTTAAATTTTTTGACCGCGTCACAGGTGGTTTGAAAAAAGGATCTTACGTTGTCATCGCAGCGCGATCGAAGGTCGGAAAAACGTCGTTTTGGTTGTCACTGCTAAAAGAGCCAATTCTTGATGGGCGAAAAATTACAGCGTTTTCCATCGAAATGGACGGGAAAGAGCTTTTTAACCGCTTAATTTGCTCAATGGCTAGAATCAAGCCCGAAAAGGTCCGCGATGGAAAAATGAACGAAAGCGAAATTGATGCTTACGTTGAGTGTCAAAAACGACTGTACAATACAAACGTAACTGTATTTGGAAAACGTTTTAATGATTTCAAAAAAGTTGAAAAAATTTTAAAAGACCGCGCAAAAAAGGGTTTGTGTGAAATCGCTGTAATTGACTACATACAGCGATATCACATCGATCATTCGCGTTCCCGCTACCAAGATTTGAGCGAGATCACAAATCGAATTCAAGACATTTGCAAAACTTTAAACATTCCAATTATCGTCATTGCACAATTAAACCGAGCCTTCGTTCATGCTCAGGCTGACGACGGCATGGCTTACATAAAGGATTGCGGAGGCATCGAACAGGACGCGGACATAATCGGAATATTGACAAGAGATAGAACAAACGAACATGAGCATCCGACATCAAATTCGCAACCGAACGCAATGTTGAAAATTCAAGGCAACAGATTTGGAAGCGAAGCTGACATACAATTACTAGCCGAATTGCAATATTGTAGATTCACTGAAATATGAGGGAAATATGCGACTACAACCACGAAATGTTAAAAAAATCATCATTCATTGCTCTGAAACTCCTGATTATGACGTTGGCGACAAAGACTTCAACAAATTCGGTGCTAAAGACATAGACAAATGGCATAAAAAAAGAGGATTTGACAGAATAGGCTACCATTATGTAATACAAAGAAATGGAAGAGTTCAAAAGGGGCGCGACGACAACATGATTGGTGCTCATTGTTATGGGGAAAACGACGACTCCATTGGCATATGCTATATTGGGACTGAAAAACCAACAAATATGCAAATCGCTGCGATGTATTCAGTTTGTTGCGGCATCATGCATACTTACGGTTTGGATTTTGCCGATATTTATTCACATAATCATTTTAACGGGGAAAAAACATGTCCTGGATTTCCTATATCGAAATTATTAAGGGCCTTTTGGGATTTCAGGACTATTCCATTTTAGGAGAAAACATGGAAACTAAGGTTAATGTAAGTAATGTTAGTATTTGCAACAAAACATTAAAAGAAATTTGGGACGCGACAACGCCAGGTAAAAAATGCATCGCTCAAAATATATACGGTGCAATTTTCGAAATGAAGGGGATTGCCGACAACGGCGAACTGAAAGCCTACGGTGTTATGCACAATTCTAGCCCCAAGGATCCTGGAGCGCCGGCTCTTTGGGATGACCAAAAAAATATTTGGAAAAAAATAGTACCCAAACGGAATTTTTATGGTGCTATAACATTTGATGTAGACTCGAATTGCATCTATCCTCCAACAACGTTTTATCCGAGCAAGGAACTTGCTAAAGCAAACACAAAATTTGATATTATCGCATGGGATATTAAAACCATGAACATTGAAAAATAAAAAAAGGAAAAAACAAATGACGACTGAACCAAAAGGATTTTATGAATTACTGTCAAAATTAGGCGAAATCAGCGATGACCTTATTGAGCTTCAAATGCGAGTTTATGAGCTTCATGCTGAATTTGCAAAGTGGAGAAGATTCTCACACAAAGAAGAGGTGAAACAATGAAAACGACACTTCAAGAGTACTTGAATCTGATTTCTGATATCGAGGACGGTTTAATTGAAATAACTCCTGAAAAACTAGGAATCGTTTTTAACGGGCTTAAACAAAAAATAGACGGATATGTTGAACTTATTGAGTATATGCAAGAACGCAGCGTTGCGTTAAAACAGCGAGCACAGAAAATTCAAGAAAAAGCGAAAAGCCTTGAAAATGCTGAAAAACGAATTCGTTCTTATATTGCGTTTTTGCTGGATATTAATGAGACACCGGAATTATACGGGAAGACATATAAAGTGGGTGTTAGACGTTCGTATCAGGTTGAGATG